TTAACTTTATCTAAACCAAGATATTTTATATATGTATCAAAGTCTTTTAAATTCTCTGGTTTTAATTCTGGCGGGGGTGTTATATAGTATTCTATATTTCTGCCTTTTAATTTTGCTTTAAGAGTAGCTTCTTTTTTACTTACACTTTCAAATATATCATCTAGCTTATAAGCATCACCTTCAATAGAATATTCTAAATTTAAAATATTATTTTTTGCTTCTGTAAGTAGCTGTTCTATTGAATTTTTCCTTTGTTTAAACTCTTCTGTAGCAATTTCTTGAACTTTCTTTTTCTCTACAGTAGATTTTATACCCTTTGATTTTGTGGTTTTTACCTTTGTATTTTTAGCTTTATATTTTTTTGCTAAATCAGGATAATCTTTTAAAACTTTTTCAGGAACAGGCTTACCCTTTTTAAGAGCCTGCTCTACTCTAACTTTATGTAGGGGTTCTTGAGTATCTGATGTAGTTAATATAGGAGTATATTCTCCATTTTTATCAATTACACCAAGATAATCCCCAGCTGTATTATCTAGCCATTTTGCTATTATCTTTGAGGTTATTTTTTTGCTTTCAGCCTTTGTGATTCCAAGTTCTTTATAATTATATTTTATATCATCTATCATTGTTTTGTATTCTTCAGATTCTGGAGAAAGGTATCTTAAATCTAACACTCTACCTCTTGACAAGTTTTTTACACCAACAGCCTTATTATAATCTGGATGTTCTTTTTCATTTTTAATAAAATTTTTTAAAAACTCATCTTTTGTCATTTGCCAAATTTCTTTTTGTTGCATAGATTTCGTATTATTTATATTTTTTGTTTTAATTGTAGTTTTTAGTTTTGTATTAACTTTTTTACTTGTCTTTTTTTCTTCTAGCTTAGCATATTCTCTTATTGCATTATTCCATTCTTTTGCTGATATAGGTATTTTATGTCTATTAATTAGGGATTTTACAAGTATATTTGAATAAGAAGAAGTTACTATATCGTGTAATGTTTTTTCATCTGCACCTTTCAGTGCATATCCAAAATCGTGTGCAAACTTAATTGCACCTTCTTTAGAAGATAGACTTTTAACTACATTTGGATAGTTTACTAATCCTTTAATATCATCATATACTTTATAATATTTATTGTTGCTTGTTTCTTTTTTTATACTTTTTTTGCCTAGCTCTTTTTCCTTTTCATTTATTTTATCCAATAATTCTTGTTTATCCTTATGGTTTATTTTATCTAGTTCTTCTTTTATTTTTTTAAGCCTTTTTAACTTTCCGCTAGAAGTTTTTAGAGTATCTATACCTTCAAACTTATTTTTTAAACTTACTATCTTTTTATCCTGACTAGATACCTTTACTTTTTCTAGCTCTTTTTTAAGAGAAGCTAATTTTTTATCTATATTACTTTTATTATGCTCTGAATAAATATCAGAAACTTCACCTTTTGTTCCTTGTAACTTATTTAGATTGGCTAGTTCCTTAAATTTTTTATCTGGATTACTTTTCTTTAGTATAGATAGTAGCTGTTCTTCCTTTGATTTTTGTTCTATATTTTTAAATAAACTTTCCTGTTTATTTTTTTCATTTGTATTTTTAAACTTTATACTATTTATTTCAGCTCTTAGTTTACTTACCCTATCTTCTACATTACTTGTATATTTCTTTTGCTTATTTAATTCTCTTAATGTATTTACTTTATCTGGTTTAATTATCTCTTCAGAAAAGTTATCCTTACTATTTAAGGCTTTTACAACATCTGTTGACTTTATTTTAACGGGAAGATTGCTTTTATTTTTTATCCCTGTATAAGATGAAATTGATTTCACTTTGTTTAAATATTCACCTGTTATTAAATCTTTAAGGGCTTGAACTCTTACTTTGTCTTTTACAATTTTTGGAAGTGTATCTATTAAAGCTTTTGTTTTAATTAAAGAGCTATAAAAATCTTTTGGCTTTTTATTTTTTGCTATTGTTTTTATCTGTTCATTTACAAATGTTTCTACATCTTTTTTGTTTTTATAAAGTTTAAACTTTTCAAGGTATGTTTCTTTATACCTATTTATAAGATTATTTGTTTCATTTTTAATTTCAGTAATTACGGCGTCTATATTTTTATTTTTTTCCTTACCAAGTTTATCCCTTATTTCTAATGCTCGATTAAATACACTATCAATATTATCAATAGTTAGCTTTACTTTAGCATTTTTAGGGTTTTGATATATTGCAGCTTCAGCCATTTCTTTTGTATAGTTCTTTGGCTGAATATCTTTATAGTGCTTATCTAAAATATCTTTATCATTTATACCAACTGATTTTAATACTTTATAATATTTATCAAAGTTTTTATTTAATTTAGTACCAAATAACCCTTTATCAAAAGCTTCTTTTACATAAATACTTCGTGTTTGTTCTTTTTTAGTAACTGGATTTTCTAACCTTTTCTCGCCAAAATGTTTATGTAGGGCTTCAAATCTATAAGTAGGCTCTGATTTAGATGTAGGTTCTGATACAGGGACTAACCCTGTTTGCTTTTCAAATTGTTGCCCAATATCAGATACCCAATTTTCCATAAACTTATTTGTATTTGTTGTAAAATCCTTTTGATTACTTATTTCTTTCTCAAACTTTTCTTGTTTTTGTTTTGCTTTTTCTGATTTTATTTCGTCTATATAATCTTGTATTATCTTTTCTTGCTCTGCTCTATTTGGAGATTTATGTAAAAGACCTGTTAATCCACCAAATACACCCCCAAGTAATGCCTGCTGACCTATTTCTGTTGGACTAAGTTGTTGGTTACTACCAAATTCAGAAGTAGCAGCTGCTGTTCCTAGAGTTGCTGACTGTAATATACTTTCTTTTAAAGTTTCTATTGCTCTATTGCTTCCTTTTGGTATTTGTTCAGCAGCTGGTTTTGCAATATCTATTATTTCTTTTGTTATTGCTTGCTCTTCTGGCTTCAATGCTTTAATTGCTCTAAATGGTGATGCCGTATATAGTAGCCCTGTTAATGCTCCACCTGCTATTGCTTTTGGAAGATTTCCACCCGTTTCATATTGAGATTCACCTTCTTTTGCTGCTTGTGTTTCCCAAGTAAGTCCAAAGCTTCCTATTTGTTTTTGTAAGTTTTTAAATGCTGTTTCTTTTGCTACATCTTCCGCTGTTTTTTCCAGTATACTTTTTTCTACTAAACCTTTTAAGGCTTTTCTACCTAAAAGTTTTGTTACTGCTTTAGGGACTATTAAGGGTGCAGCTGCTCCACCTGTTACTGCTGTTAGTCCTGTTTCAACACCAAACTCACCTAAACCACCAGCCATTCTTGCAAGGTTATGAGCAAAATCAGTTACGTTTTTTGATTCAAAAATATTACCACTATAATCAGGATTAGAATATTCTTCAGCTTGTTGCCTAAACTTTTCAGACCTTTGTTTATACATTTCACTTCCAGTTACATTCCCAACAAGTGCATCTAACAAAGCTAAGGTTTCATTAGCACCACCCATAAAAGCAGAAGTTGTTTCTTTAATTAAACTTGGTTTACTTTCTTTGTATACAATAGCGTGTGCTAAATCATTTATATCTGTTCCTTCATTTATAAGCTTTTGAACCTTATCAAATTTATCTGGATTTCTATCTACATACTCCTGTATAATTTGCTCTGGTTTATAACCTTGCTTTTCTAATTCTGATACTCTTTGTTTATAAGCATCATACTTTACACTCATTTATACATATACCTCATAATTTATCATTTATACTTTTTAATTTATCTTCTTTAGGTCTTTGCTGTAATTTTTGATTTTTAGTTAATAATGATATTGCCTTTTTATCATTAGAAATAAAAGCATCTGGAATTATTGATTGTGCAATCCCTAAAATCATTTCAGGGCTTGTTCCAGTAGGACTATTACTTAATGATTTTATAATAGAAGATGCAAGATTTACCCTATCTTTATAAGACAATGTATTATTGTTATTACTTTCTTTAGAACTTCCATAAGCAAGATTATAAGCATAAGGTGAAATTGATTTCAATAATCCTTCAAATGCTTTGTTATATGCTTCATTGTTACGTGCAGTTCCTTGCATATAAGATTTTTGTAAATTAGTATACGCTTCTAAATCTGCCATATATTTATTGTATCTTAATATTTTATCAACTAAATTTGTTGCTCCTGTTAAGTCAAGTGTTGGTTTACTTATATTAGGTTCATATAAATCATCTTTATTATAAAGATTATATTTATAAATAAGGTTATCAATTAAATCATTAAACTGCTGGTTTCTTTTCTCTGCAAGTATAACTTCTTTACTTGCTTTTCTTATAGGTATACCATTTATATACCCAGCTATACTAGTACTTTTTGTACTATTTACCTTTGTAGTCTTTTTACCAAAATTTAATTTCTTTTTTTTCTTTTCTTTTTCCTTAATCTTATTATAAATTTGTTCAGTTACTGTTATACCCTTTGTTTTAGGATTATAAATTGCACCTGTATTATATACCCATTTACCATTATTTTTTTGTGGATTTTTTGTTACTGCTTTTAAACCTGATGAAAAATAATTGCCTAAATTTGTAGCTCCAATATTCATATTTGAAGTTATAGCTGAATTTATAGGGTTTCCAAACCTATCTAAATTCTTTTTTCTTTGGTTTAGTAAAAAATCAACTAGCATAAAATCCTCCAATTATTTTTTGTTTGAAATATATATATTAGTATTTTCAGATACATTCCTTGTAGTAGCTATACTATCATTATGACTTTCATTAAATGTATTTCTTGCAGATATAGACGCACTAACATTAAGAGCATTTAGAGCACCTGCCAAAATGGTAGCAGATAAACTCGCACCTTCTTTTACTGATTCTAATTTAAGTTTAGTTTTATCACCTATATATTTGTCTAAAAAGTTTGCCTTATGTAGCTCTATTTGTAGATTACCCATTGCCATTTGAAGTTCTGTATTTCCTATATCTAGCATTATTTTTTCTATATCTAAAATATTTTTAGATATTTCAGATATAATTTTTATATATGTATCAACTGCTTTATATTTCATATCCATAATAGTTGTTTGAAACTTTAAAAACTCTTCCATTAAATATGCCTGTAGTTTTATTTCTTCAAAAGAAATTTTTAGCCGTTCAATTGCTCTTTCAAATTGTTCGTGGTCTAAATCTTTTAATAATTCAATACCTTTTATCCCATAAGCAACTAGTTCTTTTACAAAAGTTGCTGCTTGTTCATTTACTTCTCTTTGTGTTTTTAATCTCTCTTCAGAAATTTTATAAGTTATATTTTGTCTTAATTCAGTAACATAACTTGATGGCAAATCAAATCCACTTTTAAATATATCATCCTGTAAATCTTGTAACTCTTTCTGATACATATTATCAAATTCACGCTTAATATCCTTTAAAAGATTTTTAATATACACTTCAACTAAATCTCCATTACTATTAGAAGAAATTTGTATATCAAGTTTTCCACTTATTAACTTAGAAGCAAGCTTTTTTATATCATCTATATTACTATCATTTAAGCTAAATTTAGATATGGCATCATTAAAATCTTTATAACTATTTGCCATAAGTTCTTTCATTTGTTGCTTTATACTATTATACTGTTCAGTTGTATCCTTATCTAAATTATCTATAAATTCTTGATATTGTTGTAACTTTGTTTGTAACATACTTAAATTATCTATTAGCTTATTTAAATTCTGCTCTATTTGTGTTCCATATTGTTCCTGAAAGTTAGGTATCTCTACCTTATCTAAATTCTGACCAAGTCGCCCGGGGTCAAATAATAATAATCTGTTAATTTGTTCAGTAGCATTTTGTTTATATGTATCTATTAAGACATTTAATTTAGTAAAGTTCTCGTCTACTTTACTAGGTGCACCAAAATCTTTCGTACCAGTAAATCCATGATCAAAATAACTACTACCTATTATGTCTTCCATTTAATTTAACCTCTCTGATAATGTGTCTAAAACTCTAATTGGTTTCCAATTATTACTTCCAAGCATAAAATATCTATAAATATTTGTAGCTTCACCATTAAAACTATCAGGATATAACTTTGTAGTTCTAAAAATAACTTTATTTTTATTTTGAGTATCTTCTTTATAATTATTTGGTACTACTGCTATTAATTTAAAAGGATTATTTTCATCTTCTAGTACACCAACTGAATTTAAATTCAAAACATAAATATTATAAGATGTAATTAAATCAGGTTCATCAGCAAATTTATGGATATAGTCCCAATCTATTTCTATTTCTATACCTCCATTTGGTTTATCTAATTTTTCATCATTTACTTTAAATTTTAAAACATCAGAGTTGTAAAATGGATTAGATGCTTGTATATAAAACCAATGAACATCGCCAGCATTTCTATTCATTTCCCCACCTGTTCCTTCCAATACTTTAAATTTAGCCACAGGTTTATCTTTCAATGGGTGATATTCCTGTTCAAGGTATACATCTTCCTTTTGGTCTTGGCTATCCTCCTTGTGATATAATTTATACCCTAAAACATATTTTTTCAACTCATCTTTAGTTTCATCACAACCATTTGCTTTTATTACTATATATGAATAAAGAAGCAGTGCTTCAAATCTATCTTTATATACAGTGTTAGATAAATCATAGTATTCTATAAATGGAGTATCTCTAAAAATAAAATCACAGACACCATAAGCAAGTTGCATACATAAAAAAATATAATTTCCTATGTTTTTAAAGTAACTTTCATATATATAATCACCATTTATTATTTTCATATATTTATTTAGCCTTCCACCACACCACGCAAAAGTTCCTCTTGCAATTTCAATTTCTTTCCCATCTATATTTAAATAAGTTGCATATTCTGTATGCGAAAATGATTTTACAGAACCAGCCCAAGTACTTGATTCAAAGTCTTCCATTGTTGGAACAGAATATTTCTTAACATCTGGATTACTTTCTGGGTCTGTAAAGCACCCACTATCATTGCAACATAGTCCTGAACCAAGAAATGGAAAATATCCTTTTGAGCAATCCATACAATGAGCTTCTGGATTGGCTAATGATTCTGAATTATTATCTTCAGTAGTATATATTATCGCATAATATTTAGGATTATTTGTTTTCTTAATATTTTTAGGCAAGAAGATATCCCAATAATAAGGATTTATTGTGTTTTCTTCAGTTACTAATTTGTTTCTTGTTTCACTTACACTGTAATAAACTGAAGGAGCATTACCCCCAAGACATCCAAAAAAGTCTGTTGGTGTTAATCCGTGATGCCTACATACAGCTTCTGACCATTCACAATCTGTAAAGAAATCATTTCCAATATAATTATGTGTATAATATCCTTTCTTTAAAAGTCTATTACCTAACATAATTCTATAAGTAGTTTCATCTTTTGATTTTCTTTCGTGATTCCAAGTTTCACCTCTATAAGATTCTTGATGTAATGTTTCAGTTTTTAAAAAAGGAATAACATATTCATAAGAAACTGTATCCCAAAAAGCCTTTGGATTTTCATTTGGACATTTGGAATTTAATCCTTGTAACCATTCTTCTATAAAATTAAGGCTACAAGAATTTGAAGTAGTAAATGAATGTCCAAATCTCCAAGCACAACCTCCATCATTTGGACTATAAACAGTCCACCCTTCTGTTTTACTCATATTTTTACAACTTGCTAAATTAAAATCATCACAAAGTCTATAGCTACAATTAGAGCCATAACTTGAAGTATAATGACCACATTCAGGGCTGTGTATTACAGCAGGATTATTCCAAGAATTACATTTTGTATTCACAGAATACTGGTCATATATTTTTCTTTTTTTATATTGTATAAAATTATAACTAGAGCCTATTTCAGGGTCTGGGAATTCAGTTTCTTCAGTATCAAAATAAGTAAAATAAAGCATACCTGTAGGTTTAAAATAGCCTTTTTCAAAAGACACTATTTCTTTTTCTATTGGTAATCCAAAGTTACCATTAAAAGTAAAAGGGGTTATTTGAAAAAAATGTCTATCTTTATAGATATTTAAATCTATAATATTGTTATGGATAACTGGAACTATTTTATCATAAAATTCATTATATTTAAAAATAGGTGTAGTTATTAAGGATAGCAATCCATATAATATATCTTTTTTCTTTTCTTCTTTTACTGCTATTGCTTTTGGTTCATAACTATAAAAGGCTTTGCCTACCCCATTTGTTCTTTTTAAATAGATTACATAATCTTCATATCTAAAAGTATATTGAAAATCTCTATCTTTATTTAAATATACTAGATAATCATACTTTTTTTCAGCCAGCCGTTTTAATATTGGATTATCATAAAAGTAACTATGAGATAGTTTGTTGCTCCAAAGCCTATACATTTTTCTTTGGATATATTATATTTAGTTTTATTTCAGATAATTTTGAGTTATAAGGTAGATTTAAACAAACCATTAAATATCTTGTTTTTAACCCCTTTGGTAAATTCAGCTTTCTATAACTAGTTTCTGCTGAAAAAAAATCGCCATTTATTGATTTTAAAGTTACTTGGTATTTATCTGTATTATTTTGTGTTAATAAATTTAAATATAAATCTGCCAATCTTATCTTTTTACCAAAATCAAGAAATCCTGTTCTTATTGTAGCCGAAGAAAAATCTTCAGTATACTCACTAAATCCTTTTGTTTTTAGATTAAATACTATTTTTTTACTCATAATTAACCCTCACAATAGTCAGGTGATTTATTAGAGCTATCTATAGAAAGAATTATCTCATTATTTGGAAGTTGTATAATTGTTTCTTGGCTTAATCCTACATCAAGAGTGAAATCAATTTCACAATAAATTCCGTGTTTAGTAACCCTAACACTATCAGCAACTCCATATGCTTCTATATATACAGGTATTTTTTGATTAAAGCTATTGTAAGTATATCTATTATTTATTTCTAAATCAAATGGTATACTTAAATTATTTGAATTAAGTAATTTACCCTGAACAAGTTGTGCTTCTAAGTCTAAAGCATAGTTATAATACTGATTAGTATCTGATTTAAATATAAGGCTTGCTATATTTTCAAAATGTCCACCAACACTTCTTATTTCAAAGGGTATTTTTACTTCTTCAGTATTATAAAATACTGATTTCTTCAAGTCTACTTCAAGATTATCAAAGACTATTGGGCAAGTATTTATACAATTTATTTGAGATTGGATATTTGTAGAAATTTTAGATATTACTTGATTACTTTCAATCCCTAAATTAAAATCTATTTTCATATTTGGTTTATACATTTGATAAACTTCGCCAGAAATACCAAGAAGAATTTTTCCAGAAGCAGTAATAAATTCGTGATAACCTGCTATCTCAAGATGTGGTTCGAGTTCCATTTTTATATTAAAGATATTTAAGTTTGCTTCAAGACTTCCAAATTTTAAATCCAGATTTGGAGCATACATATCTGGAATGGTGTTCAAAGGCAGATGATGATTTATATCATACATTTGTATTGATGTATTAAAATCAAGGTTAAGTGAACTACCATCAATAGGAATACCATTTACTTGTGTGATATAAAACGCATACATTGTATAATTATTGGAGTAAGAAGATGCCAAACCTATATACAAATAATCATCTTTTTTTGTTAAGTTTACAGAACTATAATGATTATAAGATGTTCGGTTATTACAAAGTTTCAATCCATTAATGCTATTTATTTCTTCAAAGGTGTTTGCATCATAAACATATAAGTCAATATAAGGATAATACCAATCTGGATTAGGATATGCCTGTCTTGCTGCATAAAGATATTTGCTATCTGCATATAGCCCTGTTACATTTTTAAAATCAATTGTGTTGACATAGGTATAATTTTGTTTTGGATTATAAATAAGTATTCTATTATTATACTCATCAGCTAAATAAATATACTTTCCATTATAGGCTATACTTACAATGTCTTTAAAAGTAGTAGAACCATTACCATATCCACCAAATTCTTCTAAAACTGTTTGTGTAAAATAATCCACTTTTTTTATGTTGTGGTCTCTGTAACTATAAATGTATGCAAATGTATCAGATGGATACACTGCTCTTATATTTGCAATTCCACAAGGAATATTTTTTTCTTCTATAAGTTCTAAAGTATCCTTTCTATGTATTCTTAACTTACACCCATCTTGGGATACAAATATATAATAATCTGTTGGATATTGAACAGGTATTAAAGCATTATGGGTATGATGATGGTAGTGTTCATACCTCAGGTAATTAAGTTTAAAATTATCGAAATACTTTAAATAAGTTAAAGTTTTGTTGTTTTCATCTGAATGAAGACTCCAATAACCTAAGTTATCAGCTGAATAATTTCTGTTTGATGCAGATACACAGGCTAAATATTTATCGAATTTATAAAAAAAATTAAAATGTAATGGGTGTGTAACATCATTCTGAAAAATACAACATTCGTTAAAATAATTACATCTTAAAATATTGCCAAATGAAGACATAGTTCTTTCCCTTTAGAAAAGGTAGCCCAAAATGAGCTACCTTATGCATCTATTGATATTTGGAATAAGGATATAGTTTGAACAGCGTCTTTTTCTATAGTTGTGTTACTCATATTGAGTTCTGCTCCAGATGTTGCTATTGCACCATCTATTCTTTCAGCTGTTTCAGATAAACTTTCAGGGTCATTATAAGACTGTAGCCTAAACCAACCAGCTGTTCCAGTTGCTACTGCTGTTCCACTCCATATTTCTTGTGAGTTCTTTTTAATTATTCCATTTACTGCATCATCAAAAGTTAAACCTTGCCCCGTTCCATTTACAGTAATCTCTACAAGAAGTGTTCCTGTTGGGGCGTCATCAGCAGAAGATGGTTGTGTTCCTGTATAAATTTTCAATTTTGATTTATTAAAAATTTCTTTAATACTCGAAGCATTATCATATAGATTTACTTCATCTACATAAGCATTGTCTCCAGAAGTTGCACTTGACAAAGTAAAAGACACTCTTAACATATCATCTTCACTCTCAAAGATATAAACAAGATGTGTCCAATTAGCAGTATCTGTTATTTCTTGTGATGTATAATATTTATCATTGTCAGATGGAGTTCCTATTTTTAAAGTAACCCCAGATGTTCCTGCTTTAACATAACAATCAAGTCTATATTCTCTACCAACTTTAGCAGTAATATCTTGATATACAATTCCATTTGTATCCGTAGAGTTAGTGATTTGTAAAGCATTACCTTCTTTACCACCAGATACTGATTGCATTGTAGCATTAGTTCCAGACCAGCCAGATGTTCCACTTTCAAATGTAGGGTTTGAAAGTATATTTTGTGTTACCCCAAGCAATTTGTTTCTTAAACCAGTAGACCTTCTAAAAGACATTGTATTCCCCCTTAATAATTAAGAATTATATGTGTTTTACCAAAAGATATCCTATCTGGACATCTTTGTATTATATACTCATCACCAGATATTTTTGTGATATTTCCATTACCATTTATAAAAAACAAAGCACCATTAGACACAAAAACACCTATTGAGCCTTGTAGGTTGTATTCTATTGGTATTACAGACATTGGCACTTCTACCATTGTATTACTGCAAACTGCATTATTATAAATTCGTCTTAATTTTAAATCATTAAAAAATCCATAAATTCCAAATTCTCCATACATAAAAATTCGCCAGCCATATATAGCATCATCAAGTATAAGATAATTTGGTGTATCGTTAAAAGAAAAAGTATAAGGTGGGTTTCTAGTTTTACTCCAGTCACAGTCTAAATTTAGTATAATATAATTACCCTCAATGCTAACTACTCTATTTGCTAATTTACTTCTTTTAATAGGGTTTAAGTAAATACCACTCTTTAGTTCACTTGCAGCTACATTGTTATTATCATCAATATAGCAGTTCTTTAATTCAGATAAATAATCTTGTTGTAGTCCTACTAGAGAATAGGAATTTACTTTACCTTTAAAATTAGAAAATGAAATTAATTTCATTTTGAAAATGTAATCCTATATGCTATTGGTTCTAAAGTTTTCTCTTTAAATTTAAAAGTAACAGACCCATCATCATTTAGTTCAACAGTTTTTAATCTTACTTTAGTAGATACTGGACTCACTAATAAAGTGGATACTATATGTGCATCTTGTAAACATTCTTTTTTTTCAGAAGTAAACTCCAATGAACCAGCAGGTATTACATAGTTAAATTTAGCAACAACTCCTTCTACAAGCTGTGGTGTATACAGCTCTCGTTTCATATCATCTGGAGGTTGTATCTGTTTAGTAAATTCTTTCATACTATCTAAAAAAGCATCTGCTATAAGTTTTGCATCTTCTTTGTCTAAAGTTGCCAACTTAGCCTCCTTTTTTATTTTTATGTTTAAATTTATGTTTTGCATTATCAGCAAACACCGCCATTTTCCTTACTGATGGATTATTACTATTTTCAGCTTCTTTTATACAAGCATTAGTAACACCACCATATCCACGCCTTTTACAATACTCTGTAAATTTACCCTTTCTTGAAGGTTTTATTTTTATATTACTACTCATTGAATGCGTCCTCAAATTCTTTTTCTTCACTGCCCTTTGGCATTTTGCTTATAATCTTTTTCAGATTTGTAAACAAGCTATCTGTATCTGAAGCAACAATTACTTTATCTATATATCTTGGGTATACTTCTGCTTTATCCTTTTTATTCTTCTTATTTTTTACCTGATATTTAATAACAAAGCCACCATTTTCTGCAACTGAAATAGTTATTTCAGGTTCTAAATACATAAATCCTCCTATGGGAAACCAAATTTTTTAGAGCTGGATAGCACCTGTTTATCATTACTATAATACTTTTCTCTTGTTAAAGATTTGGCATCTTTAGCAGAACCAAAACTTCTATCAAATAGTTCTTCAAAATACCTTGCTTTTGTAGTATCTGTTGCATCTAAATCAGCTGATAACAAAGCTTTTGCAGCTACATAATAACCAAGATTATTGTGGTATTGACTAGGTATTTGAAACTCATCCATTTCTGTAGTAGTAGGTAAAACTGAAGCATAAAGCTTTATTTCATAAGTTTTATCAGGTATAGGATAAACCCTTACACTATTATTGTCTATGTATTCATAATATAAAGGGCTACCTTTAACTTTAATATACCCAGTTTCGCATAAAGGTTTGCGAACTATTTCTGTAACAATATTACCAACTACAACTTCAGCTCTAACTACTTTTATAATATTAGAGGATAAATTATAAATATCAATACCTTCTGTAGTTGTAATGTTATAATCACTGCTATTTATAAGTAAATTAGCTCTTTTACAAGCTTCTACTTCTGCTTGCAAAGCTAACGTTGTTAAGACATCATCAGACCATAGATAGGGTTCTACAGTGTCATCTAGGTATAAGGTTCTAACTAAAGATACCAAGTCTGTTACTAACATTAATCTTCTTGCTTAATTTTTTTTCTATTAACTACTTTATCCTTTGGCTGGGCTTCACCTAAAACCCTTACAGGAAATCTTGGAACTTGATACTCTACTGTATTACCCTTACCATCATACTTATATTTAGTATATATAGCATCTTGTAATGCTTGAACAACACTACCTTTTACAACTACTTCGTGTCCTCTTGCAATTTGGTATATATTTCCATTAACACCAACTACTACATCTGACATTCCATCTACACCAGCCTGCTCATCAACAATAATTTTATACAATTTAGACTCATCAATCTTTGCCATTTTAACCTCCATAAAATAATAATAAAGGGGGTTAATCCCCCTTTTTTTAAACTAGTTCTGTTGCAGCTACTTCGGCTACTGCCATCCAAGCATCGTTCAGGATAACTGCTGTTGAATATGTTTTCCAACCCATATAGCCTCTCTGACCTAGTGGGTCAGATTTAGATGGTTTAGGATTTATTACTGTAGGTGTAATAGCATTAGCACCCTTAAGTGCTACTGTTGCAGCTGCATTTTTACCCAAGAATAGTATTGGATAAACATCAGCATTTGTTCCAGAAGTTGTAATCATACTACCAGCAGCACCACCTGCATCTGGATATGGTGTAAATATATTAGACAATATCCATCTTACATAGCCAGTAGAACCTATCTCACCTTCAAGTGGCTGGGTATTTCCATAGTCTTTAACATCAATAAACCCAGAAATATTCCTAATATCATTTTCAAGGTCAGTATGTCCTATAGCTATATATGCTGGTAAGATTGCTTGTGTTCCGTATGCTGGTGTAGACTTAACAATAGATGTTATCATCTGTGCATTCTGTCTCTTCAAAGCTCTTACAATCTTTTTAACCAATATGTTATTAATTGGGGTATTGACTGAACTTCTTGTTGTTCCATTAGAATAAAACTTATTTGTTCCAGCTTTTAGAATACCCCATCTAACTGTTTCAATAGTCTGTGCAGCTTGTTCACCTAGAATATCTACACCTTCTGAAATTACAGGGTCTTCGTGGGTATCAGCTACTACATCTGTAATTTCAATAAGAGAACCATACTGCTCAAGAGTAGCTGTAATATCCGTCTTGGTCATCTGCATAGAAGGTGGTGTTACACCTTCTGTTAATGGTGTAGTTGCTAGCGGCAATGAGTTATACCTTCTAAATGAAATAGACTTTGTTTCATTTTTAGGTATAGTCTTTGTCTGTAAAAACTTTTCAATAGTTAGTAAAGGTAAGCCTCTTTCCAATAATTCTTTTGCTACATAAGCAGCTGTTCTTGGACTAATATCTCCGTATTTTGTTGCAGGCATTTTTTACTCCTCTCTTATTGCTTCTTCAAACGCCTGTTCAAAGTCATTCATATCTACAACCTTCCCCTGAGATGGAGACTTTGTTTTTGTAGTTACTGCTTTTGGTGTCTTTTTTTTAACAGGCTTTGTATTAGAAACAATTTGTGTTTCTTGTTTAAAGTCGTTTAACAATTCAATAACCTCTTCCGCTTCGCCTTCTTTTAGAATAGCTTCATAAGCTTGCTTAATTCTTGAAGGCTTTGAATTTATCCAATCACTCAGTTCTTGACTATTTAAATAGTCCGAATAGTCTGGGTGTACTTCTGAAATCTTTGCTAGTTTTTTTTCTTTAAGTGTTTGTCCTATTGTCTGTTCTATAGGTGCTACTTTCTGTTCTATTTGCTGAGCCATTATCTGCATTGCTTGGCTAACTGCTATGGTATATTTTTCCATTACAGATTTTAGGCTCTCTTCTACTAAAGAAGCTATTTCAGGAAGTTCTTCTGAAAGTTCAGATATCTTTTCATTTTCCTTTAAGGCTTCACTTACCCAGCTGGTATCTACAGTTTCATCTGAACTACCCTGCTCTTGCTTTTCAGCCTGTTGTTCAGAAGGTTCTTGTCTACCTTCTTCTGGATTACCTTTGGGTTCTGGAATGTCATCAAGTTTCTTTGAAAGTTCTTCAAGTTTCTCTTTTTGAGACCTATACATACCTTGCAAAGTTTTATATCTTTGCAAGATTAACTGTGGGTCATCTAAGTCATCGGTATTGTTTAGGTCTTCTTCATCTACAGTTCCTGCTTCTTCTTCACTACTTTTTTCATCTTCCTTAGAACCTTCATTTTCTTCTGTTACATCTTCTGTAGGTTCATCTTTTTTTTCACTTTCATCTTCTTCATCAACAACCCTACCTTCATCGTCATTATCACTCTGGTTAGGGTTTCCATCAATAATCTCTTCAAAAAAGTCCTTTTCTACATCCATATTTCAATACTCCTTTTGCCTACCTTAATGGTTAGGCTAGTAATTTTATTATTTTCCTATAACCTTTTATAGTTCCTTGAATATACCTAATTTCTTCTTCATTAGCATTTTCTAAATAGTTCCTGCTTTCTTCTATAAGAATTTCTAACAATTCAATTAAGCTCTTACTACAAGGGTCATTTTTTATCCTATTACACAACTCTTTCTTATCTAACATATAATCCCCCTTTTAAATAAGTCAACATTTTCATTGTGTAGCCTTCTCTAAAGTTTCTTTAGATTTTGCTAGCATATGTGTTGCTTTTGATTTTGTATATTCAATATCTGCAGCTTCTTTTTCTTTTGCTAGCTGTATTGCTTCTGGGTCTTGCTGTCTTGCAATATTTTCTTCTACTTCTTTTTCTGAGAAAATTATATCATTAAAAGGTATTCCAAGTAGTTTAAGTTCGTGTTTATACAAAGCCAACTTATTAATATAAATTTCATCTTCAGGTCTAATTGAGTTATTAAATTGTGATAAAGCTTGTAACATATTCTCTTTATATACTTGGCTTTCATATCCAAATCCAGATACTATATAATGTATAGAATACTCTTCTGAATTTATATCACTATTATCCCTATTCCAATCTATAAGTTGTGTAAGTATCTTCACATTTTCCTTTTCATAACCACGAACAATATCCGCAATACTCATATTAGTATTAGAAGATAATTGGTTCATACCTGTTGCAGTAGTATTTGCTGGAAGTTGGTCTGAGTTACCCCAAATAAACGCAGGCAAATTACTCTCTTCATCACCAAATTGTTTAAACAAGCTAATAATAGTAGCATATTCTGATATATGGCTATTTGCTGAAATACTCCTAATTGCAGGATACTGAGCTTCTTGACCTCTTCCTTCTCTATACCATATTTTTCTTGGATACTGCCGTGATATATCCTGTCCACCAATTAACAAATCTACATTTACTTCTAATTGGTCTCCTACTACAGATGTTGCATTATCTATAATCATTCTTGCTGTAGCACCTATAGTTAACTGTGTGCCTTTTAAAATTGATGGTAAACCTTCTCCAAAAATAGAACTATCATCTTTTTCATAATAATAGAAATGGTATAGGTTATTTGGTGTATCTATAGGGAAGGTATCAAAGCTAATAATTTTATCACCAAGTAACCATATACTTGCCATATAGGATTTTGATGGGTCATATTTATCTTTATCTAATAATCTCCCATCTATAAATCCCCAATACTCTAAAACAAGATATTTGTTCTTAACACTCTTTGGTTTACTCTCTTCAGAAGATAAAATTTCTAGCTGAACTTCATAATTAAATTTTTGGTAATCACCATCTGGGTGAGTCTCTATATATCTAAGTATTGTTTTTTTATCAAAACCTTCTTCATCAGATAACTCAATTAGCTCTTTCTTAGACATTTTATGAGTTTGAAATACATAAGATATTTTATCAGGGTCATAAGTACTCATATCAGGATAAATATCCCAAATAGGTATATATTCTATATAAGGCATATTTACTTTCTTTTGAATCTGAACAACTTCATTCCCATTAAGCTCTAAATCATACATAGTCTTTTCTTTAGTTAAAATACCTTTCAATACACCTGTACCATATAAAATAGCTGAATAGTTTGCTTGTTTAAACTTTTCTTCAAATTTCATTTCTTTTATTTGTTCAGATATTTCATATTCTACATTTGACTTGTATTCCTGTAATATATTTTGTATAATCTTTTTTACTTTATTCTTTGTAAGTTCTTCTGGATTATACTGTTGCAATTCTTGATTTACTTTATTCATTATAATAGTAGGTATTGGCTGAGTTCTATCTACTTCAATTGACCAACTTTTATCTGTAAGAGGAAAAAATACCTGATTTATTTTTGATACTAAAGGATTTACTTTTGAACGTGTATATCTTGGAAATACTTCACTACCGCCATATTCTCTAATTTTTGAAAGAATATCTGGGTCATATTTGCCTTTATACTGTCTTAAATTAGAAAGCCATTCAAGTTCTTTTGTTTGCCTTTCAGATTTAACTTCTTGAAAGTATGATTTTAAAGTTTGGACTATCTGTTCTTTTTTCATATTAGTCTCCTTTAATATCCAGCATAAGTAATAGCTGGACTAAAAGTTTGCTTTGGTATATAAAACTTCTGCTTATTTTGGTCTTTTGTAAAATATAAACAAGCATATTGTAGTGAATCGTGTAAATGGCTGTAAAAGTTTTTATCAGGTGTTTCACCATATCTTTCACCTGATACTTTTATCTTTCTATAATGGTATCCAGATATAAATCCTTTTCTTAAAATAGGGCAAGTATTAGATAGCTGAAATCTTGGCTTACCTTCTACTAATGAATTAAGATAAAATTCCACTGCACCTATCCTATCAACTAAAGCATTACTTCTTGCAGGAATAGCTTTTAAACCTTCTCTTCTTAAAATATCAAAGCAAGATGCTTCATCTGTTTGAGACCTTTGAACACCTGCAGGGTCTCCTACTATTTGAATCTCAAATCCGTGATATTTTTGCTGCATAAAGGGAATAAAATAATACTTTATAAACTGCTCTAATCCAACTCCATCAGATGTAAGTTCATCTAATACCATCAAAACTCCTTTAGGTGTTAATTGGACTATAGATGCTGAAGGGTTTAATCCAAAGTCAAATCCTACTACTAAAGGAACTCCATTAATAGGACTTAATTCTCTATCTGCATAATGTATTTCATCATTATAAGACTTTTCATATACAGGCTTACCTTCTTTTAAGATACCATATTGACCTCTGATATACACATCTACCCAGTCTTTTGATTTGCCTACCATCATCTTCTTATAATAATCAGGCGGAAGGGCTGGAACTATATCAGCATCTGGATTTCTTTGTAGCTCTTCCCATTCTTCTTCAGTAAGAAGATTTTCTGCTTCAGGAGATAATCCAGAAGGTTGTTTAAATAAAACCCAGTTATCTGGTCTTTCTACTTCAAACTTTTTAAACCACCAACTTTCATCATCGGGTGGGTTTGTATCCATCCATACCCCTGACCAAGTACAGCCTCCATCTTTTACAGAAGGATACCTTCCAACCCTACCAGTGAGTGCTTCAATAATTTCAAGAGAAACTTCTCTTGCTTCATTAACCCAAGCACCCGTCAGTTCCAATGACATTAAGTTCTCAACATCTTCAGCTTTATCCAAAGCACGAAACAATATTTCTATTTCAGTATCAGGGAATGCTGTTATTGTATACATATTTTTTGATACAGAATATTTCCCAAAAATACGTGGAGGTAACCAATCAAATATAGTTTTCTTTGTAGTATCTTCTAATTGGCGGTATGTTTGCCTAACAACAGCAAATCTTGTTCTTCTCTTACCGTCTTTTAATTTTTTCTGATTTAGCCCTCTTCTTATTATCTCAATAGTACAAGCAGATGATTTACCTGAACCAAAACACCCCATTATACCTCTAACAAAGGCATCTGATTGGGCAAACTTTTTTAAAGTTGGAACTCTTTTATAGGAATAATTAAGAGAATAATCAGCCATTTTTTATCCTCTCTCTTCTTGGTAAAAACCATCTATTATACCAATACTCTAAATTATCTCTAATACTATAAATATCTTCTATAACATATACTCCTCTTTTATGCTTTGGTATTCTAAAAGAAAGCTCAACATTATCCTTTAACAGATGGTCATATAGTCTTATTAAATGACTGGCTAGTCCTGTTTTAGTTATCTTTCTATTAGGATAATGCTCATAATATTTTCTTTTAATTTCTTCAACTTGTTTTTTAGTTAGTATAGAATGGTAGCCTTCTGTTAAACCAAGATATTTAAAACTTCTCAACCTATTATATATAGAACTCTTTCCATATATAGAAGTAGTAAAAGCTACTTCTATATCAGTATTATACTTTCTATTATAAGTTTCTATTATTTCTTTTGAAACAGAAATAAGAGCAATTAATTTTCCAGATAAAAACTTTGTCATTATACCCGTTCCAATACAAATACTTACTTCATATACCTTCTTATTAAATAAATTAAAATCAAAATCTTTATATCTATCCTTAAGGTATAAAGAAAGTTTACTATTTAAAATTGGGCTAGATACCTGTAATATACCTAATACAATATCATTGTACATTACTAACAAATCTAAACGCCGTCCAACTCTACCCTTAATATACATAGAAGATAGACTATTAAAAAACTCAAGCTTCTTAAATGGCAAGTTATACTCAGCAACGAATACATTATCAATATTAAAATTATCAATAATTCCCTTTTGCCTTTCGTTATTATACTCAATAAAATTGAGTATTTTATCAGAAGGTGTAGATTTAAATGTGCTATAAAAGTCTCTAAGATTATCCTTATACCCATTCAGTGAAATCAATTTCACTCCTTATCATTACCCATATCAATATTAACAACAACTTGAGTAGCATTCTGCGGGGTTTTATTTTCACTATTACCAATATCAATAATCATCTTCAATAAACTCATAACATTGCGAGGATTCTGTTTCAAAGTCTTCTTCAATAACTCTCTACCACCAGCTTCTATATAAGCACTAAACAAATCTTGAGCAATAAAAGCATTAAACCTTTTTGCTTTAAATTCTTCCTTTATAATTTCTTTAATAGCCTGTTCAATCTTTTCTGGCAGGAATTCCTTTTCTTTTTCAACAATACTACCTAAACTACCAATCTCTTTCTCAAGATTGGCGAGGTATTTCTCTACATTATTCCCCTTCCTATTAAAACTTTCAGGGTCTTTCTTACTAACACTATTAACACTCTTAACTCTAAGGACAATATCTTTTTTCTTTAAGTCAGTCTTTTTTCTCTTACTACCCATAACTAATAGTATAATAACAAATAAAAAATAGTTTTCAAGTTTTTTAGACTACAAAAATTAAGTTTTTTTCATTAGTATATAAAAAAGAATATATGAGTGTCAATAAAAATACACCTCCACTCACCCTAAATATAAGTATTGTTTTTAGCCACCTAGTCATATACAGCACTACCTAGTCATACATAACACTACTTAGTCATACGAAGTTCACTTGTAGCTACATACCCTACCCTATATTTCTGTTTTGGGGGGTTGCCCACCGTTTAATAAAAAAGTATTGCTTTTGAGCCTTTGATTATGTATTGAATATAATATCACTAAATATAAGTTAATTCTTTGTATTTCCTATCATAACAACAAATAACGTAATCGTCCTATATTATGCAAAGCGAAAAAAATTTAATAAAATTAAATAGTGGTTAATTACAGGAATAGCACTAAATAGCTATAGGAATAACGAATAACAGGTAATAAGATAATGATAGGAATAATACTGTTTTTGGTTTGAGTAAATATAGGTAGGGTAAAGGGTGCGGCTTGGTAGGACTTGGCAAAGCAAGCAAGCCGCCAACTTGCTTTGCCTTGAGGCTTGATGGCAAGTTTGAACACTGCCTATATAGCAATGCTCAAAGCTACCATCAGGAGTGGTAGCTTGACGATGGTTATAACTCCAAACCATCGTCCTTCTTGGATTTGGGTTTGTATTCCTTAAGTTTTCCAACTGTTGTGTAACGTAACCCCTTCCTTGTCTTTACTGCTGCGATACCGTGCTTCTGTAAATACACATTAAAACTATCAATGTTTTTTTCAAAATTTGAAGGGTCTAAACCCTTCAATTTACAGTATGTTTGATAACTTCCGTAACTAACAGCTACGGAATAACCCTTCTTTAATGCGTTTTCTACGTCCTTCTTTACCTTCTGATATAACTTCATAACAGCACCTCCAACAAAAATATAATTTTGAGTGGCTTTGCACTCTATAAAATACCCAAAAACAGGATACTTTATAGAATACAAAAAAAGGCGTACCCATTCCCAAAATAGGAATAGATACGCCTTGCGTTGCGGGGGTAAACCCCGCCTTGCGGTGCGTTTGCTTGTTACTTATATACCGCCACAAGCGGGGCGGTTAGTGTTAAAGTTAGGGCTATTTTGCCACAAGCAACCTTAGCTCATTCTCAATTTGTCTACGAGCTTTTTTTAGTTCGTTAGCATATGCCCATTTCCACTTATCATCCAAACGAATATTTAGCAAAAATATAACCTTTAATGCCTGTTTCCAAGAACAGGCATTATTCCAAACTTGAATAACCCAATCTGTTGGGTTATTCAATTCAAATATAACATTGTCTGCATAAGTGGTATTATCACCATTTATGCGTTCTCTGGTGTAAAAATGTCCATTTAATTCTATAAATTCTACTTTTACCATAACAGCCTCCTATTTACCCAAACTATGGCTTGCTTAGGTAACCCGATATATTTTTTACCGCCTATCGGGTGGCAGTTTTCTTTCTTTTTTTCTTTTTTTGACCACTTTTCCAAGTGGTCGGTTACATCATATCAAAAATTTTGGTTTTGTCAAACCGTTTTGAGTATAAAATATTAGTATTTTTTACCATATTATAGAAAACCATTTTTTCTTATATAATGTATATTATATTCTCTTTATACTATTTATATATTTTCTTTATTTTCTTTATTTTATGTTTTTCTTTGTTTTATTTTAGGTAGAAAAACCCGCCGATTTTATTGAGGTGAGTATTCTATTTTTATTATATTTTCTTTATTTTTGTATAGTATACTCTGTATTTTACTATTAACCTAAGGTTAAAAATCCCGCCGATTTTATTGGGGTAGGAATAGGGTTTATATAGGATATGGATTATTTTTTGTTATTTTATTTTTATATATAATTGTAAATGAGGTTATTTTTTCTTTAAATCCCGCCGATTTTTATGGAGTAGGAATTCCCGCCGAATTGTTTTGAGTGAAATTGATTTCACTGATACTGTTGGAATATATTTAGAAACAGTATATAGTATTTGGGCTTGGCTGTCGATTTTTGGCTTGCTGATACCGATTTTCAAGGCACTTGACAAACCGATTTTGGTGTGGTAGAATGTGGTCGACGATTGGGAAAGACCAGCCAATCGTCAAATATTTATTATTAGGAGGTATTACTATGTGGTTAGATTTTAGAACAAGGTTAGAACTTAAAGAAAGTGAAATTCTAATTAAATGGGAATTAGAAGGAAATTATAAATCATTCTATGCGTCCATAATTAAGGACGCAATAGAAGACTACTGTTACAAAGAGCTTTATATAAGTAATTGTGAAATGTCCTATATATCAAATATATTAGGTGGCAGTTTTACTGTAGTAGTAGAAAATACTAACATAGGTAATATAAAAGAATTAATTGAAAATATTCTAGATAATATAGAGGATATAATCAAGAATAACCTTATTATCTTGCCAAGAATAATTTTAAAAATGAAGAGAGAATTACAAGGCACAACAACACTTGTTGTATCAGTAAAGAATGTTTTAAATGCACTACCCTAACAGATAGTGCATTTTCTGTATTCTATAGAGTATACTACATACAGTATATTTTATAGAGTGCAAAAAGCACTCAAAAAACTTAAATGGAGGTATTGCTATGTTAGTAATAAAGGTAGAGTATAAAAAATTTACTAAAATATATACTTTTCAAGATGATGATTATGAGTATTATCTTGAAGAGGATAGAAAAT